ATGATCTTTATCAGTGGCATTCATGCGGTCGGCAAAGGCTACTTCTGTGGCCTTGTAAAAAAGGAACTGGGTATCGAGGCGTATTCGGCAAGTGATCTGATTGCAAAGGCACGTAATGCCAGTTTCAGTAGTGACAAGCTGGTCGCCGAAATAGAGGAAAACCAGCAGTATTTACTCGCCGCCGTGCAAGAGCTGCGCGAAAGCGGTAGCGATTTCATTCTTGACGGGCATTTCTGCCTCATCAACAGGAGCACTGGCGAACCGGAACGGATCTCGCTTGAGACGTTCACCACGCTCAAGCCGGAAGCCATCGTATTATTGACTGAGAAGCCGAAGGTCATCGTCGAACGCCGCAAGACACGCGACGGGATCGATGAGACACCTGAGTATGTAGAACAGTTTCAAAACATGGAAAAACAATACGCCAATGAGGTCGCCGAGTTACTGAATGCGAAGCTGTTCATCTCGACCGGCGCAGCTGATCTCGAGTCGGCGATTGACTTCCTGAGATCCCTATAAGGAGAAAATCATATGGCAGGTAAATTCATTCACAAGCGATTTGCTGACATAGATATCAACGATCCCTTCTTCGACTCATTAAAGAGAGACTATCCGGGCAGCGCAAACAGTACTGAATTCACAAAGTGGTTCGCCAAGAAAGCAGCAGAAGGAAAGGAAGCCCTCGTCTTCGAAGATGAGCAAGGTGTCGGCGCTTTCGTTAATCTGAAGCCAGGTGAAACGGAAGAGATCAAACTTTCAAATGGACACGTTCTTCCGTACGACTCTCGCTTAAAGATTACGACGATCAAGATCGACGAACGGTTCCAACATCAGCGGATTGGCGAAGGCGCACTGGGATTGACATTATGGGACTGGAGAGATCAATGCGCTAACGAGATCTATGTTACAGTCTTCGAGAAGCATACCAGCTTAATCTTCCTGCTTGAAAAATACGGATTCAATTACGTTGGAGATAATCTTAACGGTGAACGCGTCTATATCAAGGACCGCAGAAATTTGGACATTAGCGATCCATGCAAGGCGTTTCCATTCATCAGTGGCAGGATGAGCCATGCCGGATGCCTTGCTATTAATATGGAATATCACGATACCATGTTTGCCTATTCAGAACTGGCAAATACGCTGCAGGAGCGCGTCGATATCAATGTTGCAAATGGTCTGAAGAAGGTCTATATTGGAAGTCCTTATAGTCTCGCTTTCAAAGCTGGTGATCCCGTCCTTATTTATCGAAAGTATACCGGTAATGATGGCAGACCCGGCTATAAGTCTGTTATAACCTCATACTGCATTGCTACCCGAGTTGAGAAAATAAAAACTCAGGGACAGTTCTTACATTCGTTTGATGAGTTTCTTCACATCGTTGGAAACAAGTCGGTCTATACCAAGTTTGAACTAAAGAATCGGTATGATAATGAAAAGAATCTTACTGTAATCGAACTTCTTTACTGCGGTTATTTTGGCGCAGGCAATAATGTCAATTGGAGATGGCTCAAGGATAATGACCTCTGGCCGGGAACCCACCCGATGAATTTCCGATACACAAGAAGTCAATTCGAGAAAATTCTACGGGAGGGAAATGTTGATGTCGACAATGTTATTATCGATTAAGCCAGAATACGCTAAAGTCATTCTTGATGGACAAAAGGAATACGAATTTCGAAAACGCCGATGTAAAACCGGCGTCAATAAAATTGTTTTCTACTCCACGGCTCCCGAAAGCAAGGTCGTCGGAGAAGCTGAGATTGAGGACATCATAGAAGGAAGCCCTTCTAAAATCTGGGAGCTGGCTAAAAAAGCTGCCGGAATTACGCGGGCAAAGTACCGCGCCTACTATCACGGCTATCACAACGCCGTGGCTTACAAACTGAAAAACGTAGTCGTCTACGACCCTCCAAAAGAACTGTCGGACTACGGGATAGATCATGTTCCACAATCTTTCATCTACTTGGACTAAACTTATTGTCGCGCTGTATGAAAATGCAGCGCGATTTTTCAGCCTCCTTGACATCGGTTTTTCTTTTTGATACACTAATAAACAGATTAGCGAATCTGCTAATCAGCTATTGAAAGGAGAATTGCTATGGCTGGTGAATTTGGAAAGTTTATCGACGAAAAACGCCGAGGGCGTGGTCCGGACGGAGGAGACATCCTGCTTAAGGACATTGCCAAGGCTATGGGTGCGACGCCCACCTATTTATCCGACATCGTTAAAGGACGCCGGAACCCACCCGAAATGTCCATGCTCCTGAAGATCTCCGATGTGCTTCACCTCTCTCCCGAGGAGCAGGCCCAGATGTTCGACCTTGCCGGACGGGACAGAAATGAAGCTGCCCCTGATCTTCCTGAATACATCATGGATGAGAACCTGCCGCATGTCCGCGCTGCTCTTCGGAAAGCCAACGACAAAGGTCTCAGGGATGATTTCTGGAAGCAGGTCTATGACGCAATCGACAAGAAGGAGTGATCCTATCGTATGGTAAATGACGTATTTCTCAGCAACCTTGTCCCTCACATGTACAAGTCTGAATTTGATGACCGGGCTGCTGATTTTCTCTCGCATTACTGCAAAGAGGCGCTGGAAAAGCCGATGCCCGTCCCTATCGAGGATATCGCCAGGCATCAGCTTCACATGGCCATTCTGGAAGTTCATCTCAGCGAAGATCTGAGCATTCTCGGTCAAACCTGCTTTACAGACGGTCTCGCAGAAATCTACGATCCCGAAAACGACGAATACAGAGAGATTCCGATAAAAGGCGGAACCATGCTCATCGATCCGGACACGTTTCTGAAGCGAAACTTCGGAACCAAGAGGAATACCATCGCCCACGAATGCGTCCACTGGGTATACCACAGAAGATACTATATCGCCGCCAACCGGCTCGGCAATAAGCAGAGCATTGCCTACAGGGAGCCTGCCGGAATCGGTTATGACACCCTTCCCAAGAAATGGTCTGACGAAGACTGGATGGAATGGCAAGCCAACAACATCGCTCCTCGCATTCTCATGCCTAAGCAGACTGTCGGTAAAGCCTTCCAGATGGTACTGGATCGGAGCAAGGAGAATTCATTTGTTTCTGCCGGACTTGTCTCCAAGGGAAAATGGGTGATCGAGCAGTTCGCTGGCTTCTATCAGGTCTCAAAACAGTCCGCTGCAATACGCTTACAGGAGCTGGGCTACCTTTCCTAATATGCATCAGGTAGTTCCGCTCTTTATTTTTTGCAAAGTAACTTCGCTAATCAGCGGAGCCGCTTATTTAGGAATTTTAGAAAGGAGGGATTCAATGGAAGATATCCGAGACTGTTCAGGTCATCTCATGTGTCGCGGAGATGCCAGAACCGGCTTCGTGTCCTCTCTCTACAAAGGACATCGCACCACTGCTCACCTTGCAGTCGGCGAAACGTTCACCGTCGAGAGAAACGATACCAAGACCGAAATCACACGGATTGATGACTCGACCTTCAAGGTCAAGAGTTTTCAGAAAGCCGTGTAAGCGACAAACAAGTGAATAACACGTAAATCAACGATCCGCAGAGCTGCACAGACGGCCGAGATAGTGACTTCAAAAACACTGTCCCGGCCGTCTTTCTGTCTCTACGGACGGTTCGGCTTCTGCGGATTCAAGCAAATCCAAAGGAGTCGAACATGGGAAACAAATCTAAAACCTATCGCATCTACGACAAGACCACCAAGCAGTGGTACGAGATCCCGGAGGACCAGTATCGCGAGTACGACCGCTGGCGCACCGCTCTTCGCAAGAGAATGCAGTATCGCGGCGAGTGCTTCTGCCCGCGCAGCAAGTGGTGGTTGTGCGACGGCAACTGCCTCGACTGCGAATTCCACAACAGCACGACCGTCTCTCTTGACGATCCGCTGCCGGACGGCGAAGGAACGCTCGCCGACTACGTTCCGGACGACGCTCCTCTTATTGAAGAGGTGCTGGCCGAGAAAGCGGAGCTGGATCAGCTGTTCGCGCGTCTGCAGGAGCTCATGCCGGAGGCCAAGCGTATCGGCGAGCTCAGGGAGGAAGGCCTCTCCGACGAGGCCATCGCCGACATCATCGGTATCAAGCGCACGACATTCCTGTCCCGCCTGAAGAAGGCCAAGGAAAAGCTGGCTAAGGAATTCCCGTACTGGTTCTAAGCGTCTGCTCCGGCTGCCCATCGTGGTGGCCGGAGCTTTTTCTGAAATTCCTCTTTTTCCTTCGTCAAAACGGTCTGCCCGCCTCCAGTGGGAAGTGTAAGGAGCGCGAAAGCAAGATGCTCCGGATTGGAGGCAAGCGATGAACAAGACACGCAACAGAAGTCCCGCGGACACGGAGGCCATCGCAGTTCTTATTGCGATAAGCCATGTATCCGCAAGGCTGGCAAGGAACCTCTCGATTCTTGCCGCAGACAGACAACTCATGGAAGGAGGTAAAGAGAATGTCAAAAATGGCAGAGATGGATCAGACCATCAAGGAACTGCGCGATGCCGCCGCTGCTATTAACAGCGCAGCCGACTGGCTCTACCAGCAGTTCTCCGGCACAACCGAGGAGCCCGCTCCGCAGCCCGAAAAGATGCAGGCCGAGGCTGAGCCGAAGAAGGAGCTGAAGCTGGAGGATGTGAGGAAGGTTCTCGCCGAACGGTCCCGCGCTGGTTACACGGCGCAGATCCGCGAGCTTCTCCACAAGTACGGTGCGAGCAAGCTTTCGGCTGTCGATCCGAAGGACTACGAGGCCCTGCTCTTTGATGTGGAGGGACTCAATGAATTCTGAAAGACAGCATGCGGTCCTCTCCGCGTCGAGCTCCGACAGGTGGATTCACTGCCCGCCGTCGGTCAGGCTTAGCGAGGGATTCGAGGACAAGGGAAGCGACTACGCATTGGAAGGCACCTGCGCTCATGCACTCGCCGAGTACAAGCTCCGCAAGGCGCTCGGCTACCCGGCGCGCGACCCGACCGAGGACCTTGCCTTCTACAACGAGGAGATGGAGGAAGCCACAGATGGCTATGTTGCCTACGTACTGGAAAAGGTCGAAGCCGCAAGGCAGGCCTGCCCTGATCCGGTTGTTCTGGTCGAACAGCGCGTGGACTACTCCCGCTGGGTGAGACAGGGCTTCGGCACATCCGACGCGCTGATTATCGCAGATGGCACGCTCCGGATCATTGATCTGAAGTACGGCACCGGCATCGCCGTGTCGGCGGAGGACAATCCTCAGCTCAAATGCTACTCGCTGGGTGCCTTGGAGCTGTTCGACGACATCTACGACATCGATTCGGTCGCCATGTCGATCTACCAGCCGAGACGGCAGAACGTCAGCGAATGGCAGATCAGCAAGAAGGACCTGCTCGCATGGGCGGACGAGGTCCTGAAGCCTACGGCGGAGCTGGCGTGGGACGGCAAGGGAGAGTTCTCCTGCGGCCCGTGGTGCCGGTTCTGCAAGGCGAAGACCATCTGCCGGAAGCGTGCCGAGGAGAACCTGAAGCTCGCGCAGCACGAGTTCAATCTGCCGCCGGAGCTCTCCGACGCGGAGATCGAGGTCATCCTCTCCCAAGTGGACGAGCTGGTCTCGTGGGCATCCGACATCAAGGAGTACGCGCTCCAGCAGGCACTCTCCGGCAAGGAGTGGCACGGCTTCAAGCTCGTCGAAGGCAGGTCCGTCCGCAAGTACACCAATGAAACCGCCGTCGCCAAGACGGTCGAAGACGCCGGATTCGATCCGTACGAACGCAAGTTGCTCGGCATCACCGCCATGCAGAAGCTCCTCGGAAAGAACCGGTTCAATGAACTCCTGTCCGGCTACATCGAAAAGCCGCAGGGCAAACCAACCCTCGTCCCGGACTCCGACAAGCGTCCGGCGATGAATACAGCAAAAAATGATTTTATGGAGGAAAACAATCATGAGTAAAACAAATATGCACAATCCGATGAAGGTTATCACTGGCCCGAACACCCGCTGGTCCTACGCCAACGTGTGGGAGCCGAAGTCCATCAACGGCGGCACGCCGAAATACTCGGTCAGCCTGATCATCCCGAAGTCCGACACCGTGACGGTCGCCAAGATCAAGGCAGCCATCGAGGCCGCCTACAAGGAGGGCGAAGCCAAGCTCAAGGGCAACAGCAAGTCCGTACCGGCGCTGTCCGCAATCAAGACGCCGCTTCGTGACGGCGATGCAGAGCGTCCGGACGACGAGGCCTACCGCGGCTCCTACTTCGTGAACGCGAACGCGACGACTGCTCCGGGCATCGTGGACGCGGATCTGAATCCGATCCTCTCCCGCAGCGAGGTGTACAGCGGCGTGTACGGCAGAGCCAGCATCACGTTCTACGCGTTCAACTCTTCCGGGAACCGCGGCATCGCCTGCGGCCTGAACAACCTGCAGAAGATCCGTGACGGCGAGCCGCTCGGCAGCAAGGCCAGCGCAGAATCCGACTTCGCGGACTTCGCAACCGACAGTGACGACGATTTCCTGAACTAAGGAGGCAAACCAATGGAAACCATTATGAACATGATTCTCTACATCATCTACGACCTGCTCGGTCTGAGCGGCATTGCGCTGCTGATCATCATCTCGGTCACGAGCGCCCGCTCCTACCGGGAGGACAAGGAGCTCAAGCTCCGTCAGGAGGAGCGCGACAAGGAGTACCACGAGCGTCGCATGAAGGAGCTCGAAGCGCAACGCGACTAAACCGTAACCCACACAAGTATTGGCGGGCGGCAGGGACCTATCTCTCTGCCGCCTTATTCGTGAATTGAGGTGAAAAATGTGAAGACAATCAGCATAGACATCGAGACGTTCAGCGACGTCGATCTCGGTAAATGCGGCGTCTACAAGTACTCCGAATCGCCTGCGTTCGAGATCCTCCTGTTCGGATACAGCGTGGACGGCGGCCCGGTGCAAGTCGTCGACCTCGCCTCCGGAGAACAGATCCCGGAGAACATTCTCGACGCGCTCATCGACGAAACGGTTCTCAAGTGGGCATTTAACGCGAACTTCGAACGCGTCTGCCTTTCACGCTACCTGCGGGACATGGGTCGGAGCCTTGACCCGTTCCATGACAATCATCCGCTGTCGACGGAGCCTGCGCGGTTCCTGAATCCGGAGGGCTGGCGCTGCTCGATGGTCTGGGCGGCGACAATGGGACTCCCGCTCAGCCTGAAGGGCGTCGGCGCGGTTCTGAACCTACAGGATCAGAAGATGGACGAGGGCAAGGCGCTGATCCGCTACTTCTCCGTTCCCTGCGCTCCCACGATAGCGAACGGTGGCAGGACCCGGAACCTGCCCTCCGACGATCCCGGCAAATGGGCGACGTTCAAAAAGTACAACCAGCGCGACGTCGAGGTCGAGATGTCGATCCAGCGGAAGCTCCGGAACTTCCCGGTGCCGGAATTCGTGTGGGACGAGTACCACATCGACCAGGAGATCAACGATCGCGGCGTGCGCATCGACATGGATCTCGTGGAGAAGGCCATCGACATGGATACCCGCTCGCGCGGCGAGCTGACCGAGAAGATGCAGGCGCTCACGAATCTGGAGAATCCGAACAGCGTCCAGCAAATGAAGCAGTGGCTCTCCGACAACGGCATGGAGGTCGACAGCCTCGGCAAGAAAGCCGTCGCCGCGCTCCTCAAGACCGCGCCACCGGAGCTTGCAGAGGTGCTGGAGCTCAGGCAGCAGCTTGCGAAATCAAGCGTGAAGAAATACCAGACGATGCAGCGCGCAGTCTGTGACGACAGCCGTGCGCGAGGCATGTTCATGTTCTACGGTGCGAACCGCACCGGACGCTGGGCCGGGAGGCTCATCCAATTGCAGAATCTGCCGCAGAACCATCTACCTGACCTGGATGCCGCGCGGGCGCTGGTGAAGTCCGGTGACTACGAAGCCGTGAAGATGATCTACGAGGATGTCCCGGACACGCTCAGCCAGCTCATCCGCACTGCCTTCATTCCGAAGGACGGCTGCCGGTTCTACGTTGCGGACTTCTCGGCCATCGAAGCCCGCGTCATCGCATGGTATGCAGGCGAACAGTGGAAGTCCGACGCGTTCGCGAACGGCGAGGACATCTACTGCAGCACAGCTTCGCGAATGTTCCACAAGCCGGTCGTCAAGCATGGCATAAACGGCGAGCTTCGTGCCAAGGGCAAGATCGCGGAGCTGGCCTGCGGCTACGGCGGCTCGACCGGCGCTTTGAAGGCGATGGGTGCACTCGAAATGGGCCTGTCTGAGGATGAGCTGCCGGACATCGTCTCCTCGTGGCGGGACGCGAACCAGCAGATCGTGAAGTTCTGGTGGGACGTCGACAAGGCCGTCATGCAGGCTGTGAAAAACCATAGGACCACCCGGCTCGGCAAGCTCACCTTCTTCTGGCAGGCGGGCATGCTGTTCATCACTCTGCCTTCCGGTCGGAATCTTGCGTATGTGAAGCCGAAGGTCGGCATGAACCGGTTCGGCGGCGAGTGCATCACCTACGAGGGCGTTGGCGGCACGAAGAAATGGGAGCGGCTCGAATCGTACGGCCCGAAGTTCGTGGAGAACATCGTGCAGGCCACCAGCCGCGACATTCTCTGCAATTCGATGAAGACGCTCCGCCATTGCGACATCTGCATGCATATCCATGACGAGCTTGTCATCGAAGCCGATCCGCGGGTATCGCTTGACGCGCTGTGCGAGCAGATGGGACGCGTCCCAGCGTGGGCGGATGGTCTGGTGCTCCGCGCGGACGGGTACGTCTGCGATTTCTATAAGAAAGACTGATTTTCGTTTCGTCAAAAGCGGTCTGTCTCCTCCAGTGGGAAGTAGAGGCTCAAACCCCAACGCGCAAGCGCGCCGGGGACCCCTTGAGCCGAGGCAGGCCGCTTTTTTTTATTGCCTGCCGGAAAGGAGGATACCGGTTTGGATTACAAGAATTTTGAGGGCTATCCGGACCCGACATGCTGCGAGGCGCTGAGCCTCATCGAACTGGAGGAGAAGAAGGCGCTCCGCGCTTTCCGGTCAATCATCTACGTCTGCTCGCCGTACGCGGGAGATATCCAGAGGAACGTGGCGAACGCGCGGCGCTACTGCCGATTCGCAGTCGAACAGGGATACATTCCCATCGCGCCGCACCTGCTGTTCCCGCAGTTCCTTGACGACAGCGACGAACGGGAGCGCGAGCTCGGCTTGTTCTTCGAAAACGCGCTTATGAGCAAGTGCGCCGAGGTCTGGGTGTTCGGAGACAGGATCTCGAACGGCATGGCAGCGGAAATACGAAGAGCCCGCTGGAAGGGCTACCGGCTGCGCTATTTCACAGAGGATTTGAAGGAGGTCTAACACTTATGCATGCAATCGAAGAAAACCAGCGGACGCTCTACGACGGAACCAGAATCACCACCTACAGCCGCGCAATCGAAAGCGCAAACGTGCTCGAGGCCGAGGCCGGGACAACCGGATACATGGGCGGCGACACCGGACACGGAGGACGCACCTATCTGCGCATCACGGATCTCGGCGGCACGGACATCCGTGTGAACCCGATTCAGGACAGATACGGGAACGGAGGCTTCGAGGTCACCCTCGGCGGCGACTGCGAGCTTTCCACCATGATCACGGCACTCAAGTTCATCACGCAGGTGCTGGAGGAGGAATCGAAGGAGGTGTACGACTGATGTTCACCATCTACACGTCCGACGCCTACCAGCAGGAATCCAACTGCGTCTACCCGCACCCGGTCCAGGTCGTCGACGAGGCGAGCTTCAAGAGAGCCGTCTCGCACGACCACGTGTGCGCCAGGTACAAAAACAACTACCGCGGCAACCAGAACTTCATCTCATCTGACTGCCTTCCCGTCGACTGCGACAACGACCACTCGGATGATCCTGCGGACTGGAAGACGCCAGCGGACATCCGGAAGGCGCTGCCCGGCGTCTTCTTCGCCGTCCACTACAGCCGCCACAACAATCGTCCCAAGGACGGAAAATCGGCAAGGCCGCGGTTCCACCTGTTCTTCCAGATCGACCCGATGACCGACTACGAGGCTTACGCCGCCTTGAAGCAACTCCTGCACGAGATCTTCCCCTACCTGGATGCGAACGCTCTCGACGCGGCGCGCTTCCTCTACGGAACACGCGAACCGCAGGTCGAGTTCCATCCGGGCGGCAAGACGCTCACGGACTTCCTCTACGGAGACGAGTTCGACAAGGACATGCCGGGCGGCTACGAAAAGGAAGCCACCATTCCGGAGGGCAGCCGCAACACCACAATGTTCCGGTGGGCAGTACGCTCCATGAAACGCTATGGGGATACAGAAGAATCCAAGAACGCGTATTTCATGCAGGCGGGGAAATGCCAGCCACCGCTCTCCACGGACGAGCTGAACCACATCTGGAGAAGCACACAGAAATACTATGCGAAGATCGCAAGCCAGCCCGGCTACGTGAGTCCGCAGGAGTACAACAATCCGGACACCGGTTGGAGTGAGCCGCTGCCGTTCTCACGGTACACAATGGCACCATTCCCGGTCGACGCACTCCCGGAGCCCATCGCCGACTATGTGAAGGCCGTCGCGGAAAGCACGCAGACATCTGTCGACATGGCAGGCTCGATCGCCATATCCGTTCTCTCGACCTGCCTTCAGAAGAAGTACCGGATTCAGGGCAAGTCCGACTGGGTGGAGCCCTTGAACACATACGTTATCGTCATCGCACCGCCTTCGGAAAGGAAGTCATCGGTCCTGCATCTCATGCTGCAGCCGGTCAACGACTACGAGGTCGAATACAACAAGACCAATGCTGCGGCGGTCGAGGCGGGACGCATGCAGAAGCGCGTGCTGGAGCGCAGGCAGAAGGCCCTCGAGGAGAAGGTCGCCAAAGGCACCGCCGACCCGGAGGAGCTTGAGCGCATTGCGCAGGAGGTCGCCGACTTCGAGGAGACAAGCCCGCTGCAGCTCTACGTGGACGACATCACAACCGAGAAGCTCGTCTCCGTCATAGCCAGCAACCACGGCCACGCCTCGTTGATCTCCAGTGAGGGCGGCATCTTCGACACCCTGTCCGGCATCTACACGCGGAACGTGAACATCGACGTCATGCTGAAGGGCTACTCGGGAGACACGATCCGCGTCGACCGAATCGGGCGTGACAGCGAAAGCATCATGGACCCGGCGCTCACCATCCTCCTGATGGCGCAGCCGAACGTCGTCTCCGCGGTCCTCAGCAACACGACCTTCCGCGGACGAGGCCTCACCGCGAGGTTCCTCTACAGCATGCCTGTCTCCAGCGTGGGAAGCCGCAGGTATAGGAGCGAGGCTGTGACGGACGGCATCTACCGCGCCTATGAGCGGCTGGTCGTAAACCTCCTGGACGACGAGTACCCGGAGAAGCCGCAGATCATAACACTCTCGCCGGAAGCGGACCGTGAGCTCGAGTCGTTTGCGAACTGGCTGGAGCCGAAGCTCACGACCGAGTATGCGGAGATGGCCGACTGGGCGGGAAAGCTCGTCGGCAACGTGCTGCGCATGTCCGGCCTTCTGTGCAGGGCTGGCATCTACCAGAGCCACGACTTCCTTGACACCCACGGTGCGCTGACGGTCTCCGGCAAGACGATGGCGGACGCGATCCGGCTGGGCCGGTATTTCCTGAACCATGCGCAGGCCGCCTATTCCGTACTGCCGGAGGATGCGATGTACCGGAACGCGGACATGATCCTGCAACGGATCAAGGAGAGGAAGCTCACCGCATTTGACCGGCGTGCCGCGATGCGCATGTGCCGCACGTTCAAGACGGTCGACTCCATCCAGCCGGTGCTGGACTTCCTTGAGGACTACGGGTACATCGCGCAGAAGCCTCAGAAGTATTCAGGCACGGGCAGACCGCCGCTTCCGAAGTACGCCGTCAATCCGAAGTTCTATGAGAAGTAGGACTTTTGTCATTCCGTCCTATGCCTGTCCTGCCCTTCAGGACAGTTCTTGGGACAGGAAAACATCAGGAAATACAAGGGTTTCAGGGTTCTGTCCCTTTTGTCCGAACCCCTATAAAAAGCCAAAAAGAATTATTTATTTATTCTCAATTCTTCTACTAAACCATTTTTGTTTACGGATTAAGGGACAAAAGCGACAGAAGGGACAAAACCTTAGAAACGTTGAAAACACGGAGGTTTCAGCACCATGAAAGACAGAGAACAAAACTTAGGCCATGACGGACAGCCGGACAAAAGCTATCTCGCCCGCTGCCAGAAAACACTGCGCAGCTGGAACGCACCGCTCTCCGGATGGCAATGCCACGAAATCTACGATGTCCGCGAGGACGACTGGGACGCGCCTCTCCACGTCTGCGAGCTGTGCGGCTGCACCAAGGTCCGCTACGTGCACGTCATGACGCACCCGGACTACTTCGAG